CTTGGAAATCAACGCCTTCAATTTGACCACCGGCAGCGGTGATTGATTGGAATACTTCAACCGAGACAACCATTATGGCTTCGTAAACGGCGGAGCAGATCTACACCGCAATCGAGATATTGGAGAAAAGGAATGGCAAGTAAACAAGGAACCTTTGCCATCCAAGTCGAACCGGCAGCCCTTCGTAACTTAATCCAAACTCTTAACTTGTTGGATAAAGAAACCCAAAGCCAAGTAAGAGATGCCGCGTATCCGTTGTCTCAAAGACTAGCCGGACAACTTTTGATGTTTAGCCAATCCGCTCCATCGCCACAGACTAAACTTGTCGCACAATCGATCACCGCTAAACGAGATCGGTTGATTCGAGTTGATGTCGGTGGATCAAAGAAGGTCGGACGTAAATACGGCGGCGAGCAATCCAAGTCTGGCAAAGGCGCAAAGGTACGGCAGCAATCTGCGCCAGCCGGTGCGCTGCTTTGGGGAACCGAGTACGGATCCGGTAAAGGCACAGACTCACTCGGTCGAGCCTATTCCAATCGATTCAAGGCGGCTCGTAACAAGCGCGGATATTGGATAAATCCAGCGGTTGATTACTACACGCCAATCGTTGCAAAAGAGTACATCGATATAATCCAGACGATCATTCGAAAGGTAGGACTCGACTAATGGCTGGTATTCCAAAAGTTAAGATTACCTTCGACGCAGACTTCGATGAGTTAAAGCGTGGAGTTAAAGGCGCAGAAGCCGAAGTTCAAGGGTTCGGCGATAAGGTCGGCAAGTTCGGAAAGATGGCTGGTGCGGCGTTCGCCGTTGCCGGCGCAGCCGCTCTTGCCTACGGTGCGGTACTTCTCAAGCAGGGAGTGGAGTCTGCAATTGCGGACGAAGCGGCACAGGCAAAACTAGCCACAACGTTACAAAACGTTACCAACGCAACCGATGCCCAAATCGCTGCCGTAGAAAGCCAGATTCTCCAGACTTCACTTCTAACCGGAATTACGGATGACGAACTTCGTCCGAGCTTCGAAAGGTTTGTCCGCGCCACTAAGGATTCCGACGAAGCTCTCAAACTCCAAAAGGTCGCGATTGATGTCGCCGCCGGAAGTGGAAAGTCACTCGAAGCCGTTACGAATGCAATGGCAAAGGCTGCCGAAGGAAATACCGGAGCCTTATCAAAATTAGGAGTTGGACTTACAGCCGCGCAACTTAAGACGATGGATCTCGATCAAATAACGAAGTCTTTATCGGATACTTTTGGCGGACAAGCCGCAGTAAAAGCAGATACATTCGCTGGCAAGTTAGAGATTTTAAAGAACGCTTTTAGCGAAGGAAAAGAGACGGTTGGATCCTTTGTCTTAGACGCAATTACTCCGATGATAAATACAATCGTGAACACCGTCATTCCAGCAGTATCTGGATTTATTGATTCGGTTGGTGGCAAAGAAGGCTTGACTAACGCATTCAAGACCTACATCGATCTGATCAAAAATATATTCCAGCCTGTACTTGAAGGCTTTAAGTTTGCGTTCGATCAAATTAAAGACGCGGTTATGGCTAACAAAGACGAGTTTACGGCACTCTTTAAATTCTTAAAAGACTTCGTGGCACCGTTTCTCGGCGGCGTGTTAAAGCTTGCCGTTCAGGGAATTGGTATCGCTCTCGGAGTAGTGATCAATGTCGTAGGTAATCTGGTGAGCGGCTTCCAGACGCTCTTTGGAATAGTTAAAAGTGTCGTTGGAGCCATCCAATCTTTGATTAATCTGGTTGCTAATAATCCGGTCGTCAAAGGAATAGGTAACGCGATCAGTTCGGCTTTTGGTGGCTTTCGCGCCGAAGGTGGTTCAGTATCGGCTGGCAAGTCTTACGTGGTGGGTGAGCGGGGCGCGGAGATGTTCGTCCCAAGTTCAAATGGGACAATCGTTCCAAATGGTGGAATGGGTAGCACCTTCAACATAACCGTGAACGGTGCAATCGATGCGGAAGGCACAGCTCGAACAATCGTTGACGTACTTAACCGGTCGAATGCCCGTGGAACTCTAGGCGCGAATAGGTTTGCTCTCGTATGACGATCTGGACTCCGACGTGGAGCATCAAAATCGATGGAGTCGAGTATAAAGATGTGTCCCTTACCAATCTCAATCTTGGATCTGGTCGCAATGATATTTATACGCAAGCCATCGCGGGTTATTGCAATTTAACTCTGATCAACTTAGACGACTCTGCTATCGCTCCAGCAATCAACTCAAGCGTGACCGTTTACGTAAACGATTCTAATGGCGATCCGGTTGCTCTCTTTGGCGGATCTATCACCGACATCATCGTGGGAGTTCAATCTGGCGGTTCAATTGGAATCACTCAGACGATTTCGATCACCGCTCTCGGTGCGCTTTCCAGGCTTCCAAAGGTACTCACCGAAGGCGTTCTAATAAAAGAGTACGACGGTGAGCAAATATACGATGTACTTGAAGGAATTCTTTATGGGGCTTGGAACGAAGTACCGGCTGCGCTTACGTGGGCTGCTTACGATCCGACTACAACTTGGTCAAATGCACAAAACTCTGGACTTGGAGAGATCGACACAGGTAACTATGAATTGACCAACCGGAGCGCATCTGTGACGGATGCTTATAGTTTGGTCGCGGCGTTAGCAAACTCTGGACTGGGCTACCTATATGAAAACGGCTCTGGTCAGATTAGTTACGCCGACAGCACCCATCGAAGCTCGTACCTTGCCACAAATGGATATGTCGATTTAAGTGCAAATAACGCCTTCGCATCTGGACTCCAATTGGCGACTAGATCTGGAGACGTTCGCAACTCAATCACGATCCAATATAAAAACGGTCAACAAGTCTCCGATTTCGAGCAAGATTCAATTGATACCTACGGCACTCTCGCTCAATCGATTCAAACGACTTTAGAACACACAGCCGATGCCACAGCTCAAGCCGCTTTCTATCTTGGACTTCGAGCCTACCCACGGGCTAACTTCAATCAGATCTCATTCCCTATCGGATCTCCAGAATTAGACGATTCCGACCGAGACAACCTTCTAAACGTGTTCATGGGTATGCCGGTAACGATCAACGACCTACCGATCAACATGGGGATGAGATTTCAGGGATTTGTCGAAGGTTGGCAGATTCAAGCCGGTATCAACTCCCTGACTCTTTCCATGTATCTGACTCCGACGGAGTTTTCGCTTCAAGCCATGAAGTGGAACGATGTGAGTGGCGCGGAGACTTGGAACACACTATCAAATACACTTATCTGGGACGACGCGTACATCGTCGCTTAAAGGAGAAAACATGGCAACAACTACACCCAACTTCGGCTGGACGGTTCCCACATCAACGGATCTGGTCAAAGACGGAGCAGTCGCGATCGAGACACTTGGAGACGGTATCGACGCGTCATTTGTCGATCTCAAAGGCGGAACAACCGGTCAAGTCTTATCAAAGACATCAGCTACAGATCTAGACTTTACTTGGATTGCAAATGATACCGGCGATATTACCGGAGTTACAGCAGGGACGGGAATTTCTGGCGGCGGTACATCAGGCGAAGTTACCGTTACCAACTCAATGGCAACCGCTTACACAACCAAAGGCGATTTAGTACCGGCAACAGGATCCGCAGCATTTGCTCGGTTGGGAGTTGGTGCAAATGACACTGTATTAACAGCAGACTCAACGGCAGCTACTGGCATGAAATGGGCAGCCGCAGGTGGCGCGCAAAATTTCACCTTAATTAATACGGGCGGTACGAGTTTAAGTGGCGGTACTACTACGATCTCTAGCATCTCTGGTAAAAATGAATTAGCAATTTTTATTGACGGATTGTCATTAAATACAAGTAACGACATTGGAATAAGAATACGTTTCAATTCTGATTCTGGAACCAATTACGATTACATCGTTCAAGGTCGCGCGACGTTAGGTACGGGATCAGAAGCCTTGCCATCATCAAATTGGTTTTTAGGAATTCCTAACGCCGCAGCCAATACTGCTGATTGTCTAATTCAAGTTTCAGGCTGCAACTCAAGTGGTCAAAAATTTGGTCAATGGACATTTTCGGGCAACGAAACCGGAAGCTATAATAAATATTTTTCCGGCAACGGTCGCTGGACAGGTTCAGCCACGGTTTCTTCAATTAGCATTTTGTGCGACTCTGGATCATTTGACGCTGGCACAGTTTACGTTTACGGAGCATAGGAGATAAAAATGATAGAGAAAATCTACGACGTGGCAACAGGTGAGACTACTGAAGTGCCATATAACGCAAAGCAAAAAGCCGAAGTGGCAAAAAATGATCTTTTGATTCAAGAGAGAGAACAACAGAAAATAGCAGATTCAGTTGCAAAGGCTGCTTTGTTGACTCGTCTTGGAATTACAGACGAAGAAGCCAAACTTCTACTGTCATGAGTTATCCAATCGGTACAGCCGCACACGCGCTGGAAATAGCAAAAGCCGAAATCGGAACGATTGAAGAAGGCGACAACCTAACCAAGTACGGCAAATTCACAAAGGCTGACGGCTTGCCGTGGTGCGGCTCATTCTGTAACTGGGTGCTAGCACAAGCTGGCGTTAAGGTTCACTCCGTCGTATCGACGGCGGTGGGTGCGCATAAATTCAAGGAGATTTCACGGTGGAACGAGATACCGGCGATTGGTGATCTTGCATTCATGGACTTCCCACACGACGGAGTTGATCGGATTTCGCACGTGGGAATTGTCGTCGGCATAGATGGTAAGACGATCACAACCATCGAAGGCAATACATCCGGAAGCGGCGACCAACGCAACGGCGGCATGGTGATGGTCAAAACTCGCACCGTGGGCAAGGAAGTGGTCGGCTTCGGTCGTCCAAAATATGTCCCTTACAAGGGCGAATATCCATCGGTTAAAGTCGAGACTCCAAAGATCTCGATCTTAAAAAAGGAGAAAAAAAAATGAAAGAAATCAAAGGACTAGCTGCATCTTGGGCGCGTTCATTCTTGGCGGCATCCGTAGCCGTTTACATGGCAGGCATTACGGATCCAAAGGCGATCGCCGGCGCTGGACTAGCTGCGGTGCTACCGGTTGTCTTGCGCTATCTAAATCCTAACGACGCATCTTTCGGGTTAAAGGGGAAGTGACTCGGAGACTACTCTGGGCAACTCTAACCGCGGGATTATTCTTAGGGTTGTCCGGATGTAGTTATCAAGGCTGGACTCGTTATGACTGTCAACTCTTCGAAAATTGGGAAAAGCCTGAGTGCAATCCGCCGCAATGCAAAGTTCAGGGAATCTGTACTACGGACATTCTTGGAGAAAACTTCGATGACATCCAAACCGTCTCGCCGGCTAAGTAATGAGCAACTAAAAGCCAGGCTAATTGTCTTTATTGGAGTTTGTCTAGCTTTAGTCTTTGCCATCTCCGTCTTGGGAATGCTCTACGCACTTATATTCGTCACACAACCAATCGGGGCGCAGGCTCCTAACGATAAGGCGTTCATCGACATACTTACTACGCTGACGGTATTTCTAACCGGCGCACTCGGATCTGTACTTGCGTCGAACGGGTTGAAGGATAGAACGCCCGAGAAGCCAACCGACACGCCGAAAAACACGCCTGATTCTTGACGATGTCGGTCGCTTCGTTCACTCTATACGTAGGGAGCGAAGTTCAGTAACTCTCGGATCGGGAGCAAATATGTACACACTAGGAGAAGTGGCCGCTTGGTTACTAATCGGAGTCTTAATGGGCTTTATCAGCGGTTACACGCTAGGGCTAAAAGAAGGCAAACGCGAAGGATTTGTTCGCGGCAAGATTGCAGCTCGTAAGGGAGACCGCTAATGGGATTCTTGGACGGGTACGAAACGGTAAATCAAAAGGTTATTCGGCTACACGCCACTTATCCAACCAACCGGATCGAAACATCGATCATCGATTGGCAACCCGAAAAGGGCTTCATCTTGATCGAGTGCCGGATCTATCGTCACTACGAGGACGAGAAGCCGGCGGCTATCGATTACGCACACGGCATGGTCGGAGCGTATAACGTCCAAATGAAGCGGTGGTACGTCGAGGACACAGTCAGCAGCGCAATAGGTCGATGCGCGTCCGTGGTACTCGGTACGGAGACGAAGCCAAGTTTAGAATCAATGGAGCAAGTCGAGACAATGCCAAAGGCGTTCGTCGAGGACGATCCGTGGTCGAAGCCTTTTGGTGAGGACGGATTCTCCACTGCAAAGTCTGCAATGGACGAGATCCAAACAAAACTAGGCGGCGAGTTAATAGCCGAAGCACCTATCTGCGCACACGGTCACATGATTCTTAAAGAAGGCGTATCTCCAAAGACATCGAAGCCCTATCGTGGACACGTCTGTACCGAAAAAGTAAAAGCCAATCAATGCAGCCCGATCTGGTACGAAGTTAACTCGACCGGCGGATGGAAGGCGAGAAGCTAGTGGGCGATCTAGAAATCATCAAAATAGCCACCGGAGAAAGAACTACGATCCAAATCGATGGATCGGTCATCAAGGATCAGGTTGAGCCACCGAAGCTCGAATGGTGCGACAAATGCCAGGCTTGGAAACCGATCGAATTTGGTCGATACGACGGGGCGCAAGGTTTGACCATGCTCTGGGTCTGCTTGGAGTGCAAATGAAAATGAAAATTGCACACGATGAGGAGTGGACGGCTGCGAAGGTTGCAATCGAACGCGTTGAGGAGATTGAAGGCAAGCCTGATCACATCTCGCGTTACAACAAGAATCTATCGTTCCATGACTATATCTGCGAGATTGCGGAATCGGTTGGAGCCGAGATAGCCGTAGCCAAGTACTTCGGCATCAAAGACTTTAATCCGAGAGCTTCACGATTTAAACGCACCGCGGATGTGGGTTCCATCATCGAAGTTAAGTGGACGAAGTACGACGCGGGATCTCTGATCATTTACGACGGCGACCGTAACACCGACATCGCCATCCTAGTAACCGGTAAAAGCCCGAACTACGTACTAAAGGGATGGATACCGGTAGCGATAGCAAAGAATCAAAAGTGGCGCAGACGCGATCAACCTACCTATTGGGTCGAGCAATACAACTTACACCCAATCGAGAACTTGAGAAGGAGCAGTCATGGAGAAGCTACGCTTCCAATGTCGGGTTGAAAAAACCGTCAAAGATCACGCGGTCTTTAAGAGTGAGATTCCACTAGGCGAGGAAGTCGTCTGGGTGCAATGCCTATCTTGCGGCGTTATGGGTATCAACAAACTGGCGGACGCAAAATAGTGGCGCAGTATGACTACCGGTGCGAAGTCTGTGGCAAAGTCACGACGATCCGGCGAGAAATGCAAGATAACTTCGAACGCAACCCGTACTGCGAAGGTTGCATGATTCCAATGACGAGAGTGTGGACGGCTAATCCGATCCACTTTAAGGGTAAAGGTTGGGGCGGATCTAAATGAGCGAATTCTTGGATTTAGGTATAGAAGACAAAATGATCGATGCGCAGACATCGGATGACTACTACACGCCGCCATTTATATTCGAGGCGTTGGGCGTGGAGTTCGATCTCGATGTGTCGTCACCGCCGGACGGAATCCCGTGGCTACCTGCTAAACGGTTCTACACGATCATCGACGACGGCTTGGTGAGTCCGTGGGAAGGTCGAGTGTGGATGAATCCGCCGTACTCCGATGTAACTCCGTGGGCTAACAAGTTCCGCAAACACAATAACGGAATAGCCCTAGTTCAGATCTCTAAAGCTCGATGGTTCGACGAGATGTGGCAATGGGCAGACGCGTTGTGCGTGTTGCCTAGTAATCTCAAATTCATCAGCGGTCAAGGCAAGACAGCGGGCATCTTTATGCCGGCGATCTTATGCGCTATGGGTAACGAGAATGTGGAGATCTTAAAAGCGAGCGGATTGGGGATAGTTCGATGAGAACCGAGATCAAACACACCTGCGGCTGTGGAAAAACGTGGTCAATCGATAGCGAGCGCGTATTGGTTGCCGTTACGATCCTACAAGTGACGATTAAGAACCATTCGGAGAATTGTGATGGATCTAATTAGCCCTGTGGATAACCTGTGGACGACACGCAGGAAACCCGTTCAAGTTATCCACATGCTTGCCAGTTACTTGACTATGTGGCTACGCTCCACACTCGCTGGCGAGCGGCTCCGCCGTAAAGCTCGCAGGCGTAGTTTGGTGCTATTGGGAGTGCTCTGTGTTGTTAGCACAACACCAGCGGAAGCTAGTACAAACACAGACCAATACAAGCTCTACACACACTCAAGAATCATCAACTACGAGCAATTCATTTGCCTATCGAACATCTTTTACAAAGAGTCGAGATGGAACCCTTATGCGATAAACGGTAGTCATTACGGCATCGGTCAAATGAGATCCAAGCATTACCGGAATCTCGACGTATATCGCCAGATAGATGCCACTATCAAATATATTAAACATCGGTATGGTTCGATGTGTAACGCGTGGGAGTTCCACAAGAAGAAGGGATATTACTAATGACCCTACACTCACAACGTAAGAGCAACTCAACCCAATGGAAGAAGCTACGGCTACGTATACTCTCAAGAGATGGTCGAGAGTGTTATTGGTGTGGCATGGACGCGACAACGGTAGACCACATCATTCCAGTGGCTAAAGGCGGGTCAGATGATCCCGAAAATCTAGTCGCTGCTTGCCGGCGTTGTAACTTTTCGAAGCAAGACAACTGGTAGCACCGCAGCGAGTCCGGCTCCGGCGATCGCCTTTGGATCCGTGATCCCTGCCATGTAAACCGCGACAGATGCCGCTAAGAATGAGCGCGCCCAAGACGCAGCTAGTCCTTTGATTTCTTTCATTTCTTTTT